TTGAGAATGTATGGCATTGAGTGTCATTACATTCCTAGAAAGTTGATGACATCTAGAACAATCATGAAAGAAGTGATTGAGTCTAGATTTGACCAGGCTTTCCCGTTGGAAGCTTACTTGATGAACATTGATGGATATGCAGGTCAAGGAGAACTTTTAACTAAGTTCGGTATCCGCAATGTTGATGAAGCAAATTTCGTCATCTCCAAAGAGAGATTTGAAGAAGCTATTGCACCATTCTTAGCAGAACAAGATGAGTATGAATTGACTCGTCCCAAGGAAGGTGATTTGATTTTCTTTCCCCTTGGTAAAAGACTGTTTGAGATCAAGTTTGTAGAACATGAAAAACCTTTCTACCAACTAAATCAGACATACGTCTATCAACTCAATTGTGAACTCTTTGAGTATGAGGATGAGGTTATTGATACTGATGTATCTGCAATTGATCAGGTAGTTCAAACTGAGGGATACTTCGCAAGACTTATTCTTTCACAAGTCGGTAGTAATGCAACAGCCAGCACTGGAGTTGTATTTGGTGCAGTCAACCAGATCTTCCTAGAAGATGATGGATATGGTTATGCAGCCGCACCTACCGTATCCATCAGCACATCTCCAGGGACTGATGCGACTGCGGTAGCTATCATGACTGAGAGGTCTGGTATTTCCACTGGTCAGTCTATCGATAGGATTTTGATTTTGAATCCTGGTAGTGGATACACTGGTATCCCCACAGTCAGTGTCAATGGTTCTGGTATCGCCACTGCGGGTATCACGACTTTGGGTGCAGTTGGTATCGTCACAATGACAAGTGGTGGTTCTGGTTATACAACCACACCTACAGTCACATTTTCTGCACCAACGTCTGGTACTACTGCAACTGGTGAGGCTGTCATGGTTGGAGGCACGATCAGTGCAGTCAGACTGTCTAATGCTGGTGCTGGATACACCGCTGGACAAAATGTTACTGTCACGATTGGTGCTGCAACAACCATCGGCACTGGTAACTACGTCTTTAATGAAACTGTATCTGCTGGTGGTGTTACTGCAAGAGTCAAAGTTTGGGATGCAAGTTCTAACACTCTAGACATCAACATGTTGAGTGCGATGGAATTCCCAGTTGGTGGTAAAATTGTTGGACAAGAATCTGGTGCAACATACATCATCAAGTCTGTCAGTTATGACACACCAACAGACTTCCCGAATGATGATCTGTATCAGGCAAATCAATACAATGATAACGCAGAGTTTGAGAGTGAGGCTGATAACTTATTAGACTTCTCAGAGAGGAACCCGTTCGGTACTTTCTAAATAGTTAGAAAATACTTGAAATGTTAGGCACTTACTTCTATCATGAGATATTAAGAAAGACAGTTATCGGTTTCGGTACTCTCTTTAATGATATCAATATTCGACACCGCGATGCGAGTGGGACAAGTTTTAGTAACTTGAAAGTTCCACTTGCATATGGTCCTATTCAGAAGTTTCTGGCAAGAATTCAACAACAACCAGATCTGAATAGAGAGATTGCACTGACACTACCTCGACTCTCTTTTGAGATGACAGGTTTGCAATATGATCCATCTAGAAAGACTGGTGTCACACAAACATTCCTAGCCAGTCAGAGTGGGAATGTAAAAAAGGTTTACATGCCTGTCCCATATAATGTGACATTTGAACTGAACATCATCTCTAAACTGAATGATGATTCTCTTCAAATCATTGAACAGATTCTGCCATATTTCCAACCATCTCTCAACATCACAATCAATCTGATCAGTGCGATCGGTGAGAAGAAGGACGTACCAATCGTGATGGAGAGTATCACACAGAACGATCAGTATGAGGGTGGTTTTGATAGTCGTCGATTAATTATTCACACACTCAGATTTACCGCAAAAACATACTTGTTTGGACCTGTTGCAGAGAGCACCGATGGTCTTATCAAGAGGGTGGATGTGGACTACTACACCAATACAAATATCAAGACTGCGAAGAGAGTACAAAGATATACCGCAACACCAAAAGCTCTGCAAGATTACAACGACGACAATGCAACCGTCGTCGATGGTGCAATCTCCACGAAGGTCACAAAAATCAAAGTCAGTGCATCTACAGATCTCACGGTCGGTGGTCGTATCATCATTGATGGTGAGATTATGTATGTTGAAAAAATCAATGGACAAGATGTTAATGTCATCAGAGGATATGACAACACCGCAATTGCGGAACATGAACACGGTGCAACTGTCAATGTTCTCAATGCTGCGGATGATGCACTCATTGAGTTCGGTGATGACTTTGGATTTAATGAAACGTCCTCCTTCTTCACTGATGGAGGTGCGTGATGAAAAACTTCGATGCGATCAATGATGCTCTTGATGTAGAGGCTTCAATTGTGCCTGTGGAGGAAACTCCTAAACCAGTTCAAAAACCCAAAGAAAAGGATGACATCAACAAAGACTATGAATACTCTAGAGGTAATCTATATTCTTTGATTGAGAAAGGTCAGGAAGCTGTCAATGGTATTCTTGAACTTGCACAGGAATCTGATTCTGCAAGAGCATATGAAGTTGCAGGTCAGTTGATCAAGAGTGTTGCAGACACCACAGATAAACTAATTGATCTGCAGAAAAAGATGAAAGATATTGATGAAGAACCAAACAGAGGCCCTACTAATGTAACAAATGCTCTGTTTGTTGGTTCTACTGCAGAACTTCAGAAACTACTCAAGCAACAGAAAAATAAGGATGTTAAATGAAGTCTCAAGAACTGTCAGAATTTTTTAGTCTGATTGGTCAGGCTAAAAAAGAAAAAGAAGAAGAATTTGATAATCTACTCAAGGAAGCCAATGTCGATTTAGACTCAATGGCTACCTCACTTTTCACTGGCATTGAAAGTGCAAAGGTAGAGGTAAAAGAACAGAAGAAGAAAGAAGAAAAACTGATTGAAAGTTTAGACAGTCTTTTAGTTTCTTTAGACAAACCAAAAGAAACCACACCAATTGTTGTTGGTGTGCCAGAAGACTTTGACATCTCTTCTTTAGAAGAAGAGGTTGTAGAAGAGGAGATTGCTGAAGAAGAAGTCGTCGAAGAAGAGACCGTCGAAGAAGACGATACGATTTCTAAAGCTATCAAGTTCATTGATACACAACTCAAAGAAGAACTCAAAGATATTGAACCCAATGACCCAACTGTCGATGGTATCAAGGCAGAAGTAAAAGAACTTAGAAATATTCTCTACAAAGTTCTTGCACACGGACCTGGTTCTGGTGAAGTCAGAGTCCTGAAAATGGACGATGTTGACACAGATGATCTCGCTGACGGCAGAGTTCTCTCATATGACTCATCATCAGAGAAACTCAAGTTTATAGATCAATCTGGTGGTGGTAATACAGGATATGCAAATACTGCAGGTATATCCACATATGCGATCACTGCAGGTATTGCTACCAATTCAACACAACTCAATGGTCAAGCTGCATCATATTATCTTGACTATGATAATTTTACAAATACACCCACAATACCCACAAATAACAACCAGTTAACGAATGGCGCTGGTTTTATCACAAACAGTGTAACTGGTAATTTTACAGTTAGTGGTAACGTCTCTATTGGTGGCACTCTAACTTATGAAGATGTAACCAATATTGATTCTGTTGGTCTCATCACCGCCAGAAGTGGTGTAGAAGTAGGTAGTGGAACTACACTGAGTCCAGAAGGTAATGGTTTCTTTGTTGGTGTTGTAACTGCAACTAGTTTTGTTGGTGACGTAACTGGTGACGTAACTGGTGACGTAACTGGTGATGTCACAGGCAATTTAAACTTATCAAATGGAGCAGTTTCTAGTGCAACTGCAACCACTACGACAACATCACAAACTGCGGTAGATACATTTGCTGCAACTACGTATCGTTCAGTCAAATATCAGATTCAAATCACAAGAGGTTCTGAATATCATATTACCGAAGTATTCATTGTCCATGACGGAACCACGTCTTATGGAACTGAATATGCAACTATCAAAACTGGATCATCACTCGCATCATTCGACACAGATATTGATTCAGGAAATGTAAGATTGTTGGCTACACCAACCAGTTCTTCATCCACAGTATTCAAACTTGTCAGAACTCTTATCAAAGTATAAATAATAC